TGTCTCAATATCGGTGGCAAGGAACGATTTATTCGGTGGAGAAGGAAGAATAAACATCTTCCTAACCCATTGGTGGCCGGGACCACCCGGATTCGTAGTGGCTCTCATGTACAAAGGCAGATCATGAGCAGCAGTACGCAGCCGTGAACGCATATAGTTGTACGCAAAGGGGGTTGCCCACTGAGTAAGCTCATCAAAAGCTATGTACGAGAAGCTCAAACCCTGATATCGCATAACGTCTTCATCTCTATCGAGGTAAGACATCCACAATCTGGCTCCTGACGGAGCTTGCCACTGCATCTTTCGCTCACTCCACTTGATGCCGGGGTATATCTTCGGATACATCTCCTGACTTTTCCAAATCAGTTCACGAAGTTCCTCAGTAGTGTGGCGTAGAACAAGTCCAGAAAACTGTGGATGACCCATGTAACGCAATGGGTCTGCTAAAATTGCATAGCTCTTACCACCACCAGCAGAGCCACCATACAATACTTCACGCTCTGGCGCTGCTAAGAAAGAAGTCTGTGGGCCAGCATTAGGCTTGAAGATGATGTTTTGTAGTTCAACTACCTGTGCTGGTGGTGCTGTCGCCTGAGTTATTGCTGAAGCTATTACGGATGGCTCCGTAACGATCTGTGGTAAAGAAGCTGTTTTGGCCGGTGCCTGTTCTTTTTTCGTACTCTTCCGCTTTCTTAAGGGCTTCTTCGTACCTGTCGGCAAGCTTTCGATAAGTAGACGATTTTCGTTTGTGGGACTGCTCATTTTTTAATCGTTTAGATAAACCTACATGGCTGATTTCTCGACCAGTTACTTTCGTTAGCCATATAGCAACCTTTCGCACAGCGTATTGTTTAACATACACCTTCGCTTTTTCAAGAGCTTCAAGTTCTAGCGGTATAGGAATGAGCCAGTTATCATCGTTCTCATCTTTTCTATAACCAAAAGGAACTGTCCTAGCCAATCGTGGAATAGGAACATATTCTTTTTTATCTTCTGGCTGTGGCAGTATCCATTTACCTAGCTCAAGTTCTTGCATCAGTCTTCCTCGCGTTCCTTTGCTGGCAAGATCATAACACCATTAGTTGCTTCAACTTGAATCTTATCTGTCTTAGCAAGACCAGCACGGTCAAGCAAATCTTTGGCAGCACTCATCTTCTCTTTGATGCCAAGCTCTGTTGGGTCAAGAATACCATCAACCATAGCAAGAGCAGCACGAGGTGCATTCATTGCAATGTAAAGCTGTGTAGCTTCAATGATTTCTTCCTTGAGATAGTTGGTAATCATGCGGCTGCTATAGCCTTCAGAAAAACCAGCCAATAGTTTAGCTTGGTTAATGCTACCTTTAGCTTCACCAAATAATACATCAAGGAATTTCTTGTGTTGTTCTGTAAGTTCTTTTGCCATGTTAATCTTTCGTTATTGTGGTGCCGTCAGATATTCTTCTTTCACTCTAACAGATATAGTGATTACACTTGCAACAGAAGCTAGTCCACGCAGGGTGTCATTAGGTTGTAGAATAAATCCATCTAAAATTTGCAGATAGCTGTGACCGCCGATGGTTACTTGTTCCGCAATGGTATAAAATGTTGTAGTCTTTGAATCATACCAATCGAGTGAAAATGTTACAGTGCTAGAATTTGCATTAGAAATAATAATACTATCTACACTGGCTACAAATCGTGGAGGTACAGTGTAGATGGTGCTGTTAGTTGTCAACAACTCCTTACCAACTGTTCTATTCTTGGTAGCCATGCTTATTTCTTCTTCTGTTTTACTTTAGCTTCGGACAATGCAATGGCAATGGCTTGCTTAGGGTTGGTGACAACTTTGCCACCCTTACCACTATGCAAGCCTTTGTCCTTAAACTCACCCATCACTTTGCCAATCTTGGCTGTTTGCTTAGGTGTCATACCACCGGTAGCCATCTTAGTTTTCTTAACAGCTTTCACTGGAGCCTTGGCAACCACACCACCTTTAGCAAAAGACTTGTTATAGTTCAACATCACTTTGTTATCTTTGCCTTCTTTACGGACATTAATACCATACGAGCTATCGTCTTTTCTGTAAGTAAGATCAACTCCAGTAAGCTCAGACTTTTTAAAAGTTTTATCACCCTCTGGTGTACCAAACTTAATCCTAGACTTGTAGCCACTAAGACCGCCAGTGATGCTAGAGTCTTCGTCAAGCTGCTTTGTATAACCAACACGCCCACCGACATTGCTGCCAGAGGCGTATTCGTTTTTAAAAGTACCGCCACCGCCAGTAACCTGAACATTGTCTTCTTTCTTGGGCATCTTACTTCTTCTTAGCCATTGGCTTAGCAGCTGGCTTAGCAACACCAATCATGATGGCAACAACAGGCTTACCGGCTTTCTTCACCATGCCACCCTTAGCCATCTTGCCTTTGCCATCAGCAGCAAAAGCTGGCACCTTCATGCCATCTTTCTCAACCATTGGCATGCCACCTTTAGCCATCTTAGTCATTGGCTCCTTCATGGCATAACCACCACCCATCATCTTTGTTTCTTTATGCTTGGCTGTACGGCTACCACGTTGTGGCATCATCGCACCACCCTTATTCATTGTAGGCTTAGCAGCTGCTTTCTCAACTTCATTAGCTTTGTCGAGATATGTATTCTTTACAGATTGTGGCAGCTTTGGGTCTTGTGCCATCTTGCGGAATCGTGCTGCCATTTGTGCGGGAGTTTCAGTAGCCATTTCATTTCTTTCATTTAAACAATGCTGTTAGTGCGATCTATACAGACAACCGCTACAGCTTCAATAGGTTTGTCTTTCAACAAAACCACCAACTCTTTCATTTGCATAGACGCTGCAAGTTTGCAGCTTCCTATGTTGGTGTGCATAACATATGGCTCTCGTTCTAACAAAGTACACACCTGTGCCATGCATACAATGAACTGTGCTACATACATAACTAACGATACTTAGCCGTCTTCTTTGCTACGCTCTTTGGCTGAGCAACAAACTGCTTACCCTTTGCTGTGCCCTCACGCTTGGCTTTGGTGGTGGCAGCATATTCCTGTGAAGACAAAGCCTTAATGGCCTTCTCAGGCAGGTAGCGTTCTCCTGTCTCAGAGGAAGGCTTACCAGACTTTGTTTTCCATTTCTGGTCGCCCCAATCCTTTAAAGACTTCTGAGGTGCTTTCATTTCTTCTTCTTTGGCTTTGGTGCTGTATGCGTAAGCACTTTGCTGGTGGCGCTATGCTTAGCACCTGTCATCAAGACTTTGCCAGCCTTGTGTGTCTCACCAACATAAACTTTACCGTCAGGCAAATAATGTGTTTGACTCTTGCTCATTTGTATCCACCACCCTTAGCTTTATATTCTTTGGCAACCATCTGCGCCTTACGAGCGCTCCACTCGCCGGGGTCACCACCCTTGCTACCAGCCTTCACCTTAGCCACCAATGCCTTACGCATTGTTGGTTTGGTGTAATTACCAGCAGCGTTAACAGTAGATTTTATTTTCATCATTCACCACTTAACCTTATCAGCCCAATAGGCTGCTGACATCTTGCCTTTAGCAATGTTGGCAGCATGCCTTGCCTTAAAGCTTTCTTGCCTATTCTTGTCCTTCTCAGTCTTTGGAGAAGCACCAGCACCGCTAACACCCTGCTGTCCAAACCTAATGAGCTTCACGTTGTCACCCTCTTTGGCTAACACAACATGACTCTTAGTTGGATGCTTCGGCGTAGCTTTAGGCTTGTTATACCCTGAAAACTCTTCTTTGCCACGTTTAATCATTAGTAACGACCTTTTCCTTTTCTATCGCGCCAGCCTTCAGCCTTCATAGCCGCTTCAACTCTGTCTAACGGAAAATAGAAACCTGTATGCTTTTCCAGCGCCGCTCTAACAAAGTAAACATCTGAATGAGGGATGTGAACAGTGTCAGCTTTGTCCTTATATATAGCTTTATAGACATACGAAGCCGCGCTATAGGGTAACACATCAAGAAGACCTAAAGCATTTACTTGTTCTTTTGTTGAACAAACATTTAGTTTAATGGCATTAGTGCATTTCATATCGTGAAATATTATTGTTATTCTATCTATTGTCTACTATATAGACTTTAAAGCTCTTTAGCGCTACAGGGATTCATTAATTACTATATCAATTGTTTGTTGTTTGTTACACAGAAGCTACAAGCATCATCAATGTCAACGTCTTCTAAGCCCCCTAATCCCCCAATAGAGGTAGTTTTACCGTTTTGAGAAATCTTGTCAAGT